TTTGCAGAAGCGCCAGGCTTCTGAATAACACCGTCAATTGAAACTAAAAGTGCAGAAGCACTAAATGGAGTTTCCGACAATGTAAATGCGACTGTTGAACCATCACCAGTGAACTCATCCACTGTATATGATTTCAAGTCATTTGATAATTCTGTTTGTCCTACCGAACCAGCTGGTGGAGCAATGTTGTAACCACCAATACCACGATGAATTACATAGATAACTGCTGACGAATCTGGAGCCTCTGAGAAGTTCAAAACTCTTGGTTGAGAACTAGCGTTCTCATGTATAGTATAAGCAGTGTCGGGTTCTTGAACCACGTTATCTAGCACCACCATAATGTTTTCGGTGTTAGCGCCAGGAACATCTACACTCAACTCAGCAGCGTATGAATATGTAGTCGAACCAACTGTTATACTACCAAAGTTTGACCCTGTAAAGTCCTCTTTGGGATTACGAGGGGAGACTTCATTTATAAATGGAACACCAATATATGCGTCAGACATTTATTCTACCCCTTAACTTACATCTTCTAGAATTGAACACACAACATCTACAGTAGCTGCAGATGCATATACACGAACTTCATCGTCACCGTTCAACACAATCTTTTGACCAGATACAACCTTCAAAGCACCGCCCGAAGGAACTGGAGCATCTTTAACGATATGATAACTTGTAGTTGCAGAACTATCATAAACTTGAACAGTTACTTGAACTGCTGAAGTTCCTGTATTCGCAACATCAAGTTCGATCAGAATTGAGTTGACGGCAGAACCATTGTTCGCAGTGTAAACAGATGTTGGCGACCCACTAGAGGTGCTAACACTTGTTGCGAAAGCGTTTTTAAAATTGTTTGCCATTCTGATTTCTTCCTTTGTTTATACTATGTTATTTATAAGGTTTATCCAAGTGCAACACCAATTGCAATACTAAAACCTTCTGTTGCAACTGTTCCAGAAGAGCCTGGATGTGTCAGTTGAATTCCGTTTTCATCAATCAATGCACCATTAATATAGAGGTTTCTCCATTCCTTACCACTTGCACCCAAATCATAGGTGTTCGTTGCATTAGGAACGATATGAGAAGTCAAGTCTGCATTGATAGTAATCTCATCGGTGTCAGCATCACCAACTGTGATATTTCCACCTAGAGTAATATTTCCAGTAACATCCAAGTCACCAGTAATATTGACTCCTGTAGTTGTCGTTGTTAATTTTGTGCTAGCACCGTATTGTAGATTTACTCCACTGGTAGAATCAATGTTTAGATTACCAGTTCCATCATGTGTTACTAGACTGTTTGAGCCATCATGATACAGTTGCAAGTCATCGTCTGTTCCGAATTTAATTCTGTAAAGGTTTGTCGCTGTAGAATCTTCAAAGTCAATCACATTTGGGAAAAGGACAGTAGAAAGACCACTTTCCAATTCTTTGATTGCTTCAAGTGCATCTGTAACAGCATTACCATTTACCGTAGATGGTAGATTAGCAATATCACCCACATCTGTTGCGAGTTCATTGAATTCTACTCTCCACTGTTCTAAGGTAAAACTTGCTGGTGTATTACGGTCTGCCATTATTTTTTATCCACTAATTGCAATAAAAGACTTTTAATTTCGTGCATTTCACACTTTATATTATTTATGTCTCTTACTGCATCCCTTAGTTCATCCTTTTGTTGTTTAGTTGCATTTGCTCTTTTTACTGCAGCTTCATAAGCAGACAGATTAGTATTAACAATTGCACGAGAATTTAAATCTCTTGCTAGGTTTGGATGGTCTTTTACTTTTACGAATTCTTCCATATTATGTCGCCAATGCAATCGCCCTTAGGTCTTTGATACGAGGTGGTTCAGCACAGTTAGTTCCTTGCATACGAATTTTAATTGCGAAGGCAATGAACTCACTTAGACTATTAGCTGAATATTCTCTTTCGATAAAGTCATCCAAATCAACAGAGGAGTTTACATTCGTATCTGGTTCACCAGAAGTATTAAAGTAAGTCCAACCGATTTCATCAAAATCAGATGCATCGTCTGAGCGTAGAACTTTATACATTACTTGAATTTCTGCACTGTCAAATCTTACTGCATCTAAGAATACTTTCAAAGAAGTAGCAGGAGTTTTCAACTGCGCCTTACGAGTTACATAAACCGCTTCCGTTGAATCACCATCTGGTTCAGTTGCAGAAATAAATTCTTCTGTAGGATATACATCAGCATTTGTGTCTACATTATCCAAACGGTTAGCAACAGCAACCACAGTCTTTCTATCCAAGTCAACAATAGGTGACAAGTTTTCTTTATTTGAAGTCATCGTAAAGATAAGTTCAAAAGATTTGTTACCAGACAATTCATTAGTCTCATTGACTTGAGAAGCAATCAGTCTTGGATTAGAGAAGTAATAGTTATCAGTGATTGGAATAATATCTGCCTGCGACAAAGTTTGTTTCGTAAACGATGTCTGAGAACCACTTGGAGATGTTCCACTTGTAGTTTTTGTCTTAGCAAAAATTTGTGTATCTGGATGTTCAATAATTGGAACAAGAGTTTGCATTGTATCAATCAAAGCATTCTCTGTAGCAGTTACAAGACTTCCACCACTAGTTCCGTTTGCAGTAGCACTAGTTGTTGTTGCAACAGTATAAGAGTCAATCTGTATATCTGCAAGAGCAACGTGAGTTTTATTGATTTCTGTTAGAGGAATACCAAAGATTTGATACAGTTGCACCGTAGAACCAGTTGTGTGTTCCACATCTGTTCCCTCTACTCCACGAGTAAGAGATGTAATAGATGTTCCAGAAATAGTTCCACTCATTACCTCACTTCCAATCTTGACATGAACAGTTCCAGAATTTGGAAATCCAGTATCAGATGTAAGTGTAAGAGAAGTTCCACCAGCAGCAAGTGTTCCATTAAGTGTAGTTGATACACCAGAAGAAACATTTGCAATTGTAACATTGTTTGATGTTGAATACATGTGATGGTTAGGATGACTAATCTTAACTTTATTCACACCACTGAATGCCCTAATTGGGTTTGTGGAAAGCGTCTTAACAGGAAGAACATCATTAGTTAATGTTACAGATGCAGTTTTAGATGTATCAAATGTTGCACGATACAAGGTAAACTTCATATCCTCTAAGTCATATGCAGTCCATGTTGTGTTGTTCTGTGATTTAAATAGAACACCAAGATATGGTTGTTCAGAAACCAAACGAGAACCACCAACATCAATTTCACCCATTCGTGAAATCCAACATAGGTATTTTTGTGAATCTGTAAATACAACAATACAATACTCAACCCCATCTTTAACATAGACAGGTTCATCGAAAGTAAATGTTGTTGCAGCAGTAGCATTATCTGATACAGTTACATCGGCTGGATCAAGTGTCTTAGAACCAAACGGCAGGACTTTCGTGGTTGGATATCCGTTATCCATCTCACGAATTTGCAAAGTAACTGGAAGGTTATCATCTTTTTGTGAGAAGAAGATATCTACTTTTGTTAGATACTCACCACCCTGTGCCTGAGGCATAAAGGATTGAGCAAGCGGATCCCACCAACCAACAACATCGTTTCTTGTATCTGATCTTGTAACATTCTCTTCTTGAGAAACATTACGAACCTCAACACGAGCATTACGAGTTGCGATAATAGTTTCTTGAACTGTGCTGAGGATACCAGTTGCAGAATAAATTGATTGTGCAAAGGTTTCTGGTTCTGGAGCAATTTGGTTTGTAGCAGACGATGTAAGTCTGAACACTCTATCACCAGTTCTGAAACGAGCGTTTCCTTGAACATTTGGATCTGGAATTCTAAACACACCAGAGATTTTACCAGCAGCAGTTGTAATAAGGTTAGCACCCTCTGCCCCACCAGTTGGTGTAACAAGAGAATTTACATTAGTCTTATCAAAGAATGCATAAACTCTTGTTAAAGGTTTCATACCAGTAACAGTAAATGTGATATTCTTTGCACGACAGAAAGGAATTAGAGCACGAGATACAATACGATCACCCTGTGACTCTGTATCAATTTGAGGAACGACTGTTGTTCTTACACCAGTTCTAGATCTAGAACCCGCTTCTGTTGTAACAGTTGTTCTAACAATCGCACGCCCTGGCACAGAACGAGATGCAGCAGAGTTAAATGAATTGTCTCTCCAAGTATTTGAAGTTGATGTTGTCACACCAGACCATTGTGTCTGCCATGCATTCCAAACTGTTCCTAATGCATTTGCATTTTGAGCAAGAATAGTATCAAAGTTACCTTCTCTGTTGACAATCAAATCTGGAAGTCTGGCTGTTTCAAACCATTCGTCACCAGAAGGTGATAGTCTACAAATACCAGCCCATGCAAAAG